ATTAAATAATTCAATATCAATAATTAAGGTCATTTTACCGGAATCGGTGGGGTGGTCTTTTTTATATTTATCGTCTTTTTGGTATTGCAGACGGAAAAGAACAAGACAAATGTTCGTGGACAGAACCACGCAAAATAATGTATTTGAAGAAAGGAAAATGAAACCATGAAAAAAGAAGAAATTGTAGCACTCGGAGTTGAGGAAGAATTGGCACAGAAGATTGCTGATGCATCCGCAGAAGAACTGAAAGGATTTATTCCTAAGGCAAGATTCGATGAAGTCAACGAAGCCAAAAAGAACGCTGAATCACTTGTGAAAGAGCGTGACGGACAGTTGGAAGAGTTGAAGAAAGCCACCGGGGATTCAGAAGCGTTGCAGAAGCAGATTGCAGACTTGCAGGAAGCCAATAAGGCAGCGGCTAAGAAGTATGCAGACGATTTGAAACAGATGCAGAAAACAAATGCCATTGAAAAAGGCATTACGGCTGCAAACGGCAAGAACGCAAAGGCAATCAGGGCATTATTGGACGAAAGTAAAATAACCCTGAATGAAGATGGAACTACTACCGGATTGGTAGAGCAGTTAGATGCTCTTGCCAAGGCAGAAGATTCAAGTATGCTGTTCGGTTCTAGTGTTCCTGCCGTTAAGGGTATGACACCGGGCAAGGGCAAGGACGGAGCAGGCAATGATGTTGATTTCTCAAAAATGAGTTATGAACAGTTGAGCAATTACTTAGCCGAAAATCCGGATGCACAACTTTCTTAATTATTAAAACCAAAAAACAAAAATAAAGAAAAGAGGTAAAAAGATATGGGACTTTTTGATTCAAAATCATTCAACGAAAAGGCATTCAAGTACGCAGTGGACAGAGTGCCGAACCTTAAGACAAACGAACTTAAGAAATCAAGAGCATTGGCTCCTAACAAGGATATCCGTGATGCGTTCAGTTCGCAGGGCGGTACCGCTTATGCTCGTATTGCTATGAAAGGCCTTGCAGATGGCGAAGCAGTAAATTACGATGGTCAGACAGATATCGTGGCATCAAGAACTAAGACATTCGAACAGGGTGTAGTAGTTGTTGGCCGTGCTAAAGCGTGGGTAGAATCTGACTTCTCCTATGACATCACAGGTGGCGAGGACTTCATGGACAATGTTGCTGCACAGGTAGCAGAGTACAAGGAAGGATTAGACCAGGATACCATTCTTAAGGTATTGGAAGGTATCTTCGCAATGACCGGGGCAAAGAACCTGGAATTTGTTGATAAGCATACTACTGACATCTCCGATGAAACAGTAAACACTATCACAGCAACAACCCTTAATTCCGCAACCAACAAGGCCTGCGGTGCTAACAAGAAGAAATTCACATTGGTATTCATGCATTCCGATGTATCTACCAATCTTGAAAACCTTAACCTTCTTGAACATCTGAAATACACAGATGCAAACGGTGTTACTCGTGACCTTGACTTAGGTACATGGAACGGCAAATTGGTTGTCATTGATGACGATATGCCTGTTGAAGAAGTACCGGAATCTGCATCAGGAGCAGGCGATGGTTACCTTAAATACACAACCTATGTTCTCGGAGATGGTGCTATCTCATTTGAGGATATCGGTGTTAAGGTTCCTTACGAAATGGACAGAGATCCGAAGACAAACGGTGGCGAAGATACACTGTACACAAGACAGCGTAAGGTATTCGCTCCGAGAGGTATTTCTTACGAGAAATCTTCACAGGCTTCTCTTTCTCCTACGGATGCGGAACTTGCAAATGGTTCTAACTGGGCATTGGTTCACTCCGGCGAATCTACAGCATCACAGAGAACCTACATCAACCATAAGGCTATTCCCATTGCGAGAATTATCTCTCGTGGCTAATTAAGGGTAGTCAGAGCATTGAGGTAAGGGCAGAAATGTCCTTACCTTTTCTATAAAAAGCAGGTGGCAGGAATATGGAATTTGAAACAATAATCAAAAGACTTAAATCCTTTGGGTATGAGTACAAGGAAGATGTGGATGCATTTCCGCTTGATTTCACGATAGTATCCGTTACTAATCATGTGTTATGCGAAACGAACTGCACGGCTATACCGGATAAGTTGATGAACATTGCCATTGATATGGTATGTGCTGAATTTTTGAAGGTAAAAAAGGGATTCGGACAACTTACCGACTATGAATTTGAGCAAATAGCGGATTCAATTAAACTTGGAGATGCTACTGTTCAACTTTCAGAAGGTGCCACTCCGGAGCAGAAATTTGATGCAGTGATTGAGCATATATTGAGCGGTCACGAAAGCGATTTTATCGCTTGCAGAAAGATGGTGTGGTAAGCATGATATTGACACAAAAAATGATAGCGGCCATGCGTAAAGCAATGGAATCTATGTATGATGACACTTGCGATGTGATTGAGCATCAGAAAGAAACTGACCCGGTAACAAAGAAAACAGGGTTTAAGGATACTGTGGTTTTGTTGGCACAGCCTTGCAGACTTTCTTATAAGTCTATACCTGCAACAGGGGACGGAGATACTGCTTCTGCATCGCAAGAAATCAAGCTGTTCGTATCGCCTGATGTAGAGGTTAAAGAGGGCAGCAAGATTGAAGTTACCCACAAGGGCAAGACCGAAGCCTTTAAGCGTTCCGGTAAGCCTGCCGTTTATGAAACGCACCAGGAAATATCATTAGTATTATTTGATAGGTGGGCATAATGGGAAAACGATGGGGAAAAGTCGATTACAGAGAACTTAAGGCCTTAAGGGATAGGCTTGAACAATTCGAAAAAGTTGATATGGATACCTTTTGCACCAAAATGGCGAAAGAAATTGCTGCAAGGTTGCTCCGAAGGGTTAAGCAAAGAACTCCGGTAGGGCAATACGAAGTCATTACCTACACCAAAAAAGATGGAAGCACTCTTTCCTATAACGCAGGTAAGCAAGGCAGTACACTACGGAATAATTGGAAAATTCAAAGTAGCGTAAGCAAAAGCGGTACTGTTTATGAGATTGAGATATTCAATCCGATGCAATATGCATCTTATGTGGAATATGGACATCGTCAGCAGGTAGGCCGTTTTGTTCCGCAGATTGGCAAGCGGTTGAAGTCCGGATGGGTAGAAGGGCAGTTCATGTTGAAGATTTCAGAAGAAGAGGTTCAGGCTTTAGCACCGAAACTATTGGAAAAGCGATTAAATGAGGAATTGAGGAAGATTTTTAATGCTTAATGATATCGTAAATGGAATATCAATAAAATTGAATAGTGTCTTTGGCGATGGTTACGAGATACACGATGAAAGCGTGGAACAAGGTTTGCAAGAGCCTTGTTTTTTTATTAAGCTGTTAAAGGTAATTAACAAGCCACTTCTCGGCAAGCGTAAGCAGAGGACATATCCATTCGACATTGCTTATTTCCCGGTAGAGGGCAATGAGGAAATGATGGCGGTATCGGAAAAAGCGTTGGAAGGATTGGAATATATCACTCTTATCAATGGGGATATGTTGCGTGGCAGTTCCTTAGATGCAGAGATTGTGGACGGTGTGCTTCATATATCCGTCAGTTTCATTGTGATGCTGAACGATACAACCAGGGATGATTCTATGGAAAGTATTGTAACCGACATTGACACGAAAGGAGCAGGAAATGGCTAAGAAAAAGGAAGTCGATACTTCGGTTGCCGTTGAAACCGAAAAGCAGCCAAAAGTAGTCAGATACAAAGGCTCGCAGCTTCTCCGAATGAGTAAGTACAATTCAAGAGAAGCAAGAGTTTGCATTAAACCCAATGAACACTATTCCTTCGAAGAAGCGGATAGGCTCATTACAAATATTATGAAAAAGAAAGGATGATTGAATTATGTTAGGTGGTGGAACTTATGTTACACAGAATAAGGTGCTTCCCGGTGCTTACATCAATTTTGTGAGTGCTGCAGGAATCAGTTCAAACCTTGGAGAGAGAGGGCGAGTTGCCATGGCACTGCCTTTGTCCTGGGGTAAGGATGATGAAATCTTCACTGTTACGGCTGATGATTTCCGTAAGAAAACCTTAGAGATTTTCGGATTCACTTATGATTCCGATGCTGCAAAGGGATTGCGTGATCTGTTCAAGAATATTACAACTTTGTTTTGCTACAAGTTGATGAAAGACGGCAATTATGCATCCAATTCCATTTCTAAAGCGAAATGCAAGGGTGCTGCCGGAACCAAGATTTCCACAGAGATTTTGGACGGAACGGCAACAGGAACCTATGATGTCAATGTGTACTTTGAAACATCGTTGGTATATAGCGTTACTGTTTCCACGGTGGAAGAGTTGTTGGCTGATGTGAATCCGTGGGTAACCTGGACAATCAGCACGATTGCAGCAACAGACAGAGCATTCCTCACAGGAACAGATTTGGACGGTGTGGCCATTACGGCAGCCGAACATTCTGCTTTCTTGAATGCAGCACAATCTTACACATTCAATGCAATGGCTTGCTTATCCACAGAGGATGCAATCAAGGAATTGTATGTGCAGGAAGTTAAGGATATGCGTGACAATGCCGGAATTAAGTATCAGTTGGTTGTATTCGATAAGGCTGCTGATTATGAAGGTGTTATCAATGTAAAGAACAGCGTGGATGCTGTGTATTGGACAACCGGAATTATTGCAGGCTGTGCAGTTAATTCTTCCAATACCAATAAGACCTACAATGGCGAGTTTGATATCCCTGCCGTTTATTCTAAGGCAGAACTTGAAGCGGCTATCACTGCCGGGGAATTTGTATTCCATAAGGTTGGCGATGAAGTCCGTGTACTTGAAGATATTAACTCTCTTGTCACTACAACGGCTGAAAAGGGCGATGATTTCAAGAGCAATCAGACCATTCGTGTTATTGATCAGATTGCAATGGATATTGCAAAGATTTTCAATGATAAGTACCTTGGCAAGATTCCCAACGATGCATCCGGTAGAGTTTCCTTGTGGAATGATATTGTTAAGCATCATCAGGAATTGCAGAACATCAGAGCGATTGAAGATTTCAATGCGGATGATGTAGAGATTCAGCAGGGCGACACAAAGAAATCTGTTGTTGTTACGGATGCAATTACTGTTGTAAATTCAATGTCGCAGCTTTATATGAGCGTAGTTGTGGCTTAAGCCGGAAAGGAAGGTAAAAGTATATGGCAGGAAATACAATGAATGCTAGAGATGCCGTAAGTGCTTCTTTGGCTGAATGTTTTGTTACGATTGACGGTCAGCGTTACAACTTTATGCAGGCCATCAATTTGGAAGCAAATTTTGAGAAAAACAAATCCAAGGTTCCTATCCTTGGCAAGACAGGTAAAGGTAATAAATCCACCGGATGGGAAGGTAGCGGTAATGCAACATTCCACTATAACACAAGTATCTTCCGTGAGTTGATGCTGCGTTATAAGAACACCGGGGAAGATGTTTATTTCGATATCCAGGTAACCAACGAAGACCCTACATCAAGCGTAGGCCGTCAGACAGTTATCCTGAAAGATTGTAATGTCGATGGTGGTATCCTTGCCAAATTCGATGCAGATGCAGAGTATTTGGATGAAGATATGGATTTCACTTTCGAAGATTTTGAAATGCCGGAAACATTCAGTTTGTTGGCAGGAATGTAATTAAGATTATGGGGAGAATAGGACAGCGTATCCGACAAGGTGTAAACCTCCGACACTTTTCTCCCTTTTACCTGGGGGATTCATAGAAAGAGAGGTATATGAAATTATGAGTAATTTATCATGCTTTTTGGCAGGAAATGTAGAGATCAGAGAAAATAAGAAGATTGTAGTGAGCAATCGTTTTAAAGATAAAGACGGAAATCCGGTAGAGTGGGAGATTCGTTCTATCAGTGCGGATGAAGATGAAGCACTTAGAAAATCTTGTACCAAGAGAATCCCGGTAGTCGGCAAAAAGAATCAGTTCACACAGGACTTTGACAGCAACGGTTATTTGGCAAAATTGGCCGCAAAAGCGGTTGTTTTCCCGGATTTGAACAATGCAGAATTGCAGAACTCTTACGGTGTAATGGGTGCCGAGCAGTTAGTGAAGAAGATGCTGTATAAGGATGAATTTGACAAACTCACAGAGTGCCTTGTTAGTTATGCAGACACCGAGGATGTCAACGAACTGATTGACGAAGCAAAAAACTAATTAACGAAGGTGATGGGGAAAGCAATATTGCTTACTATTGCCTTCATAAGTTCCATTGGAAGCCATCTGAACTAATGTCGCTACCTGTAAGGGAAAAGGCATTTATCATAGCGGCAATTAGAATCAAGATGGAGAATGACCAAAAAGAACAAAGAAAAATGAAAAAGTCGAGTAGGCGAAGAAAGTAGGTGGCGATGTGGCTGGAATAAATTCAACAATACGAGTTAATGACGGTATGTCGTCTGCCTTAAGAAGCATGAATAAAGCACTCAATATAGTGCTTGGCAGTTTTGAAACATTGCAGGCCGTGTCAGGCAATTCTATTGATGTTGCTGATATTAAAGACGCAAGAGCGGAGTTATCTAATGCGGCCATGGCGGTGTCACAAGTCGAAGACGAGTTAAAGAAAGCGGCAAATGCACAGGACAAGTTTACTGACGAAGTAAGGGAAAGTGAATCTGCAATGTCCGGTCTTATTGGAAAAGTAGCCGGATTGGTGGCAGGGTATGCTTCGTGGCAAACTGTAATGGGTGCGGTCAATCTGTCCGACCAAATGACACAAACCGAATCGAGAATGAATCTTATTGTTGATGACGGCGGTTCTGTTGATGAACTCAAAGCCAAAATAATGGAATCAGCCAATGCCGCAAGGGCAGGGTATCTTGAAACGGCAAATGCGGTAACTGCCTTTGCACAAAGGGCAGGGGATTCATTCAACAGTAATGATGAAGTAATAGCATTTACGGAAACGCTGAATAAGATGTATGTTATTGCCGGGGCATCGGTAGAGGAACAATCATCCTCAATGTTGCAGTTGACACAGGCACTCGGTTCCGGAGTTCTTCGTGGCGAGGAATTTAATGCGGTATTTGAAGCTGCACCGAACATTATGCAGGCGGTTGCCGATTATATGAATATTCCGATAGGGCAGTTGCGAGATATGGCAGCGGAAGGACAAATCACAGCCGATATTGTAAAGAACGCTATTTTTGCATCGGCAGAAGAAGTGAACGCTGACTTTGAATCTATGAATATGACTTGGCAACAGGTTATGACATTATTCAAAAACAATGCAATCAGTTCTTTAGATCCTGTACTTCGAAAAATAAATGAATTGGCCAATAATGAAAGTGTTCAGAATTTTGCGGTAGGTGCCGGAAATGCTTTGGCCACGGTTGCGAATTTCGTTCTTATTATATTTGAGTTGATAGCAGGTGTTGGTTCGTTTATTTATGATAATTGGTCACTTTTGGAGCCGATTATTATGGGTGCGGCGGTTGCGTTAGGTATCTATACGGCGGCACTTATTGCTTATAATACTTCGCAAGCCATTAGTAATGGATTACAGGCGATAGCAACAATGCGAGAAACTGTTCACGCAGCATCTTTGATGATGGCATCCGGGGCAACCTTTTCGGCTACGGCCGCACAGCATGGCTTTAATGCTGCATTGTTGGCTTGTCCTATCACATGGATTCTTTTGATTATCATTGCCGTGATAGCGGCCATCTATTTGGTGGTTGCAGCCATTAACAAAGTGACAGGCTCAACGCTGTCAGCAACCGGAATTATATTCGGTGCGATTTCAACGGCCTTTGCGGCCATTTGGAATGTGGTTCTCGGTTTCGTGACATTCTTCATTGGTATCGGAGTGAATCTGTATAACCTGATAGGCACATTTGTGAACTTTTTTGCCAATGTCTTCAATGACCCGGTGGGTGCAATCATCAATTTGTTTGCCGGATTATTTGATTATATTTTGGGCATCGTAGAAGCGGCGGCAGAAGCCATTGATGTAATCCTCGGAACTGATTTATCAAGCCAGGTTGCAGCATTCCGCAACGAAGTCGATAGTGCGGTGGCTGATATAGTCGGAGAGCAAACCGTTGTCATGGAACAGGCCAACCAGGAAGATGTAATAGCAAGCCTTGGATTAAGCGATTTCAGAATTGACTATGGCGATGCTTGGGAAGCAGGTTATTCCGCAGGGGAAAGTGTTGACGAAGCACTTGGAGAGTTATCTTTGGATAGCCTTTTACAGAGCGGAGCGGATACTTTAAGCGGTATCGAAAGCATGAATAGTGGTCTTGGCGACATTGCCGAGGACACAGGATCTATTTCAGATAGTTTGGAAATGAGCGAGGAAGATTTGCGGTATCTTAGAGATATTGCAGAGCAGGAAGTAATCAACCGATTTACCACAGCGGAAATCCGGATTGATATGCAGAACAATAACAACATTAACTCCAATATGGACATTGATGGTATTGTAACTCAACTTGAAGACAGATTATATGAATCTATGGAAATTGCAGCGGAAGGAGCGTATTAAAAATGTCATATGATATTTACTTGGATAAGGTGCTTCTTCCTGTTGCACCTTCCCAAATCAAGACACAAATCAAAAATAAAAACAAAACCATTGAACTTATCAATGAAGGTGATGTGAACCTGCTGAATAGTTCCGGATTGACGGAAATTTCATTCACAGTGGTGCTACCCAATCAGAAATACCCTTTTGCAAGGTATGTCAGTGGTTTCAAAAGTGCGGCCTATTATTTGGATGTATTGGAACAGTACAAAAAGAATAAAAAGCCGTTTCAGTTAATTATCAGTAGAACACTTCCTTCCGGGAGCGTTCTTTTTTATACCAATCTTAAGGTATCCTTGGAAAAATACGATATTGAGGACAATGTGAAAGAAGGCTTCGATACCAAGGTGGCAATCAACCTTAAGCAATATAAGGAATTTGGTACAAAGACAGTTAAAATTTCTACGGCATCCACGAGAAGAACACAAGTTGCATCCGCAAGTAGCAGACCTGCCGGAGCAGGGGCGAACACGGCCGGAACTTCTTATACCATAGTGAGTGGAGATACCCTGTGGAATATCGCCAAAAAGAAGATGGGGAGCGGTTCGCAATGGACTACTCTTTACAATGCCAATAAAACGGTAATTGAGAACGCTGCAAGGTCAAGAGGAAAAGCATCGAGTAATAATGGCCATTGGATTTATCCCGGTACTGTAATCACGATTCCAAACGGTAGCAGTTCTGCATCAAGCGGTGGCGGTTCTTCTTCCGGCGGTTCAAGAAACAATCCGCCATTCTCCATAATAAATCAGAGCGGTGGTGTAATTCGTGGCGGTTTCACATCGTGGTCGGCGGTATCTTCTGCTTACGCAAGCAATAATGGTGCGAGCCGAGGATGGAAGATTGTTGATGCTAATAAGAGGGTGGTAAGCGTATGACGATTGAATTATATGTAATAAACGGAAATACAGCGTATCAGCCTGCGGTATTGAGCGGCATCACATGGGATACAAGCCGATTCGGAGAGCCTGGAACATTGAAATTCGATTGTATTCAGGATGAAAAGTTGAATATAACCGAAGGAAACGCAGTAAAACTTATCGTAGATAAGGTCAATGTGTTCTTCGGCTTTATATTCAGCATATCCGGTGGAAAAACCAATGAGATTCAAGTTACAGCCTATGACCAATTAAGATACCTGAAAAATAAGGATTCTTATATATATACCAATAAGCGAGCAGACCAAGTCATATCTATGATTGCAAGCGATTTTGGATTGCAGGTTGGTAGCCTTGTAAATACGGAGTATATTATCCCTTCTAAGGTAGAGGACAATAAAACCCTTTTTGATATTATTCAGACGGCTATGGATGACACCTTGCGGAACACCAATCGGCTATATGTAATGTATGACGATTTCGGCAGGATTACGCTGAAAAATTCAGAAGATATGCTGCTGAACCTTTTGATTGATGAAGATACGGCACAAAACCTATCTCATTCTTCAAGCATCAATGACCAAACCTATAACCAGGTTAAGTTGACCTATGACAATGACGAAACCGGGAAAAGGGAAGTCTATATGGCCAAGGATTCTACCAATATCAATAATTGGGGTATTCTTCAATATTATGAATCCGTGGACAATCCACAGGGGGCAGCTGCTAAGGCAGATGCATTGTTGAAATTATACAATGCCAAAACCAAGAGCCTTAAAGTAAGCGGAGCCTTTGGAGATTTAAGGGTAAGAGCCGGAACATCGGTTGTAGTACGGCTTGATGTTGGAGAATCCAAACTCACTAATTATATGTTAGTTGAGAAAGTTACGCACAGTTTCAAAAATAACCTGCATACGATGGATTTGACATTGAGGGGCGGTGAGTTCGTTGTCTAGTATGAATATGATTCAGATTATTAAAAAGGCGGCGGTGGAAGCGGTAGAAGCATCGAATCCCACAAGGATAATGTATGGAACCGTGGTAAATTCCACTCCGGCAATTAAGATAGACCAAAAATTCACTATCACAAAGGAATTTATAGTGCTGACCAATAATGTGAAAAAGCACAATGTGAATGTGACCATAGACGGCGAACAGAAAACCATTACAATCGACAATGGCCTAAAAGTTGGGGATAAGGTTGTGATGATGCAGGAACAGGGCGGCCAAAGATACATTATATTGGACAAGGTAGGTGGTTGATGTGATTCCGGTAATCAATGAACAGTTTTTGCAGGATTTTACGGAAAGCGATATTCCGTCAAAAGATTATGCTTTGGATATACCAAACAGCAAAATCAATGGAACCGTGGAAGACTTGGAACAGTTAAAGCAAACAATTTATTTTATCTTAAACACGGAACGATATGAATATCTTATATATTCTTGGGATTATGGTGTGGAGTTGGCAGACTTGATTGGACAGCCGTATTCCTATGTAGTGCCGGAAGTCGAAAGAAGAATCACGGAAGCCTTGGTTCAGGACGAAAGAATCATCAGTGTTTCTAATTTCGCTTTTGAAAAAAATAAGAATAAAGTCCATGTGACATTTATCGTAGAAACGATATATGGAAACATAGAAAGTGAGGTAAATGTTAATGTATGAGAACGAAACCTATGAGGTAATATTGGATAGGATTTTGGCAAGAATGCCATCTTCAATGGATGTTAGGGAATCGTCTTTCTTGTATAACGCTTCCGCACCGATTGCGGTGGAATTGCAGAATATGTATATTGCGTTGGATAACATCGCCAATATTACATTTTTCGATACATCCGACAGGGAAGGAAAACTGCAGCGATGCAAAGAGCGTGGAATTGATACAACACAATTCGATTCTACGCAGGCGGTATGTATTTTGAATACAAGTCCTTCAAGCATTGATATACCCTTGGGAAGTCGGTTTAATTATAACGATATCAATTTTATTGTTATTGAGAAAATGGCAGATGGTGTGTATCGTGTTCAATGTGAAACATTCGGAACTGCCGGGAATGTTACCGGGGAAGTAACACCGATTGATTACATCAACAACCTTGAATCGGCTGAAATCGTTGGAATATACCAATGGGGCGAAGACGAAGCGGATGAATCGCTTATTGATGAAGCCTTTTATGCATCGCTGAACTCACAGGCATTCGGTGGTAATCGTGCTGATTATATCGAGAAAACAAAGAAAATAGCAGGTGTAGGCGGTGTAAAGGTATATTCTGCAGCAGAATGGAAAGGCGGCGGCACAGTTCGGCTTGTATTTACTACTTCTTCCTACACAAAGCCAAATGCTGATTTTGTGGCTTCAATCCAAACGCAGATTGACCCTGTACCTAACCAAGGAGCCGGATATGGTATTGCTCCGATAGGGCATACAGTAACGGTCGAAGGGGTAACAGAAGCGAGCGTGAATATATCAATGGCATTAACCCTGGACAGCGGTTATACCTGGGATGATGTGTCTGCATATGTTGAGCAGGCTATTGACAACTATTTTGCAGATCTTAATGCAGAATGGGAAGATGTCAGCAATATCATTGTGAGAATCGCTCAAATCGAAACACGAATCCTTGACATTGCCGGAATTATTGATATATCCGGCACAACGCTGAATGGGTCTGACAGCAATCTTACTGTTGATAAAGATTCCATTGTAGTGAGGGGGTCTGTAAATGCAACCTAATATTTTGGAATATTTACCGGGTGTCATTAAAGACATTAAGGAGATTCA